GAGCCTCAACCCTCTTGTCTATCGACAAGGTAAGCTGAGTTCTCTTTGATGGAGTAATAACACCAGCCTCAAAGGCTCTTTCAACTTCGGCGTATCCAGCCTGTCCGCGAGCTATACCAATTTCAAGCTCGCTCTGTAGAACTGCATTTTTTGCAGACTCTTCTTTTTTAGCTTCGGCCATTCTAGTCTTGGCATCAATCTCTCTCTGCCTTTCCTCTGCCGCCACCTGTCTTCCTGCTGATTCTGTTAGTGATGTCAGCTGTTGAGGTGTTAATGTTTCGTCGTACTGTCCAGACTGAATCGCATTTAGAGCAGACTTAGGGTCTAGAGTTGTAATTCCTTGAACTCTTTGCACGTTCAGTTGATTTGTATATTCAGCAACCGCCTTGTTTTTTAGATTTTCATCCAGATCTGATTCAAGAATTGTTTTTGTGCCTTGCTCTAGGTTCTGTTGGTAGCTAGTGGGATCTCTATAGGTCTGATTGGTTAGTATGTTTAGATTGGTCTTAATGGCACTAGCAGTTTGTTGCGCCGTCATTTTGGCTGCTACTGGTATTGCTCGTTGTATCTCATTAGCCTCAAGTGAATCGTAATACTCCTTGACGCTATTTGCTGCCCTTTCGCTTGGGGCTTTCTCCATGGCAATACTTCTTTGAGTATCTATGTATGTCTTTACGCCATCAAGATACTCCTTCCCACTGGCTGACTCACTAGATAGTCTCTCTTTCTCAGCAGTTAGACCGACAGCAGTCTGGTTCTGAGAGTTTAAAGTATAATCACGAGCCTCACGCTGGATCATTACTTGCTGAGCTTTAGCGAATGCGCCAAGCCCTTGAGCTGCCTGACCTAAAGCCTGAGCCATTGACGTATCCACAGGAGCAGCACCAGCAGAAGATTGTCTTTCTATAACCTGTCTTTGATATTGGGGTAACTTCGCCATTAACTAAATCCTCCAGCACCAGCAAATCCACTTAACCCAGAACCGCCAGCACCAAGCAAAGTAGCAATTCCACTTGGCTTAGCAGCTCTTGTATACGCAGCCTCTTGCCTAACTGCTTGAGCTTCATTTGCATAGCTTGTTCTAGCTGTCAATGCATCCATCTCAATGTTAAACGCAGAATCTTCTATTACATCCAGAACAGATCCAGTCGTGACATCAACACCACTACCAGAAGCCGCGCTAACGGTTTGACCTATTGCTTGATCTTTTTGTCTGCGTATAGATGTCTCTTGCGCGAAGCCTTCTTTTTCAAGTGCATCAGCCCTAGACTCTAGAGCCTTTGCTTGATTCTCCATTTGAGAACCCTGAGCTTCCGAGCCTTTCATGCTAGCTAATGCGCTTACCCCTGCTATTACAAACGGGACTGCTGCTGCCATAACCTCACCCACATTTTATGATTCTTGCCATCCACACCGAAATTCTGCATGGTTGATTCATATTCAAAACCTAGAAGCTTTGCCCATCTTTCTGATTCAATGAAGCCTTCTTCGGTTGTCATTTCTAGTCTAAGTATACCACGTTTAATAGCATATGATTCCATCAGTGATTTTACTTGCTTATGCAGCTTAATCCACGACTCAATATCACCAATCAAAGCCCATACAATAGACCTGCCAGCCCAGAACGGTTGCATGCCGAAAACCGCCTTAACCTGTCCATTTTCTAAATAGGAAAAGCCATCATATAGATGGCCTCCTAGCGCTAGCTTGTTAATGTGGTCTTTGTAGTCTCTTTGCTTATCCTGAACTTTTAAACCAGAAACATCAAACGTCTCAAGCGGTCTTATCATTGCGCGGTATCCACTCCAAATATCAATGCAATAATTGTACACGGTACCGGTTCGGAATGCTCCACTCTAAACATGTATTGTGTGTCTGTTCCGCCTTGAGTTGGCTCTCTCCATGTATCCCCGTTAAGCAAACTTGGTGGTGCGTCCATGTCATCTATTGTGGATCTAACTGGAAGCATACCAAAATACCCTTGCTCGAACTCAAGGTTAAGATTGCCCTTTCCGTACATCAACCCAGCTCCGGTATCTTGAAGCCTGAATACAACCTCATTAACTCGCTTAGATTTACCTTGTCCAACTCCGTCATTTGACCCACCTTCAAACCTCATTGACTGCCAAGCTGATTTTATTGGCAATCCAACAATGCATTTTGTGGTTGGGAATTGAAGAGTTATTTGACCGCCGGATACAGTTTGTTGCGGACCTACAGAGCCTTCATTAAGTACCGAAACTAATTTTCCCTCTAAATGACCAAGACCTGTCAAAGTCTGAATCTCAGGCCCTTCATACTCAAGAGACGAATCAACAAAGCATGCCGATGTTCGGTCATCTCCAGCACGGTAGAATTTGGTGAGGTATTCAATGTAATACTTTCCATCACGCTCAATCATACACCAAAGACGGTCATTCCCTTGGTTTGGTATCGTAGCGATAGATAGTACATTACCAACGCTTTGTCTTGACCATGCAAAAACATCCTCATCAGTCTCGTAGGTAAGTGCGTAAAGCTCCTGACCAATTACAACCCATATAACTTGGTATGGCTCAGCCTGATAGCTAATTTGTTTAATTCCAGCGTCAGCAATATGTTCTGCAATCTTATTAAGATCTCTAGCAAAGTTTCTTTGAGTTTCTTCCTGAAATCTAAGCTCTCTTAACTTTCTCCCTCCAGCCTGAACGAATACAGTAAAACCATTGGCAATTAATGGCGCAGCATTTTCACTACTCCCGTAAGTGCCTATTTGCTGAATGTCAATATCCGAAGGGGTGATGCTCGCACCAGAAGAAGAAGCAAAGAACTCTCCGCCCAGAGTGCCAATATTAAGAATAACGTTGGACGCTAGCCATGCAATAGGGTTTTTCTTGTTTGCTGCAATCGTAAACTCGTATGCATCATCATCGTTAGTGCCTTCTTGAAAATTCTCTATATCTCCCGGGACGCTTCCCCATATGGTTTGTGGTTGCTCAAGAGAACCACCAAGAACCATTCTTTGCTGGTGGAACACAATGCCTTTAGGCCACCCAAAGCGACCACCAAAAGAACCCCATGACCACTCTGGGGTTTCTATGCCATATGTCGGCGGAGATATTTGATCCCCTACAATTTGAGGTGGAAATGGTTTTATTACCTCACAGTTTGCTGTGAATGATGGCTCAGCACCTATACCTTTAATCTTCGCGTAACCGTAACCATTTGAAATGTATTTAAGTGTTAGATTTCCGTAAGACTCTTCCCCACGCTCATGCAGTGGTGCACGCTTACCAGCAGCGCCGCTACCAGCAGTTACCTCGTATATTCTATCTTCATACTGTAGGTAGTTGCCAACAGCCCAAGATCCTTCGGCGGGAATCCACGAGTCGTATTTTGTTGAAGGAATGTAACCAATCTGAATATAAGCGCCAATATCATTCAACGTGAATATTTGCTGACTAGCAACGATATCAACCTCTGTTGCGTCAATTCCCGTACCGGTAACGGGAGCAACTTTTACAGTCAAGTCATCTTGATCGTTAATGTCTTGAAATGGGCCGTTCATTGTTTCAAACTTTTCAACAGTAAATGAAGCAACGCCAGTTCTAGAAATCTTAACTATTCCACCCTCAGGATGGGCAAAGTAAACTAAGTCACCAGTTTGGGCGAACTTCAATTCTTTAGATTGCTGCAAGGTATACAAGTTTGTGAGAGACACAGGAACACCACCATCAAGTAGTCTTCCGTCATTGGTGAAAACTTCTATGGTAGTTTCTTTGAATGCAAATATATAAGCTTGAGATTCAGAAAATTCAAAAGGATACAAAACAGCCTCAGAGCCTAAATCTTCAACAAATCTAGTTCCGGGTCGCTTTGTCATCGGGCCGTAAACGGTAGGGACGAAGTTTGTCATCTCCTTACAGCCTGACATATATTTGGGGTAATCTACTCGACCATCAAGTAATGGACTTAGCTCACCCCCATTGAAGTTTAACTTCATTAGTGTTGATTTCATCAGTAACCCTCATAGCCACCATAGACATACCGATCCATATTTGTTCTACGAGCGTCAATCCAAGATGTACTTGCAAGCTCTGTAACTGGATGCTCTTTATTGTTTGCCTCTTGCGCGGTAGCAACCGCCATCAAAAAGAACTGGTAGATCTCATCCTTAGCCACGTTTGTTGCGGTTGAGTAACCTGAAAGCTCATGAGCCAATCCAGCAGCAATAGCATCATAAAGAGTAGGAGTGTACTGGTTTACGTCGGTAACTTCTCGGCAATACATAATCTGCAATGAAGTATCTTTAGGCTCTCTGGTTAGAATTCGGTTGCCCTCTAGCGCCCAATCAGCGTATTGACCAAGCCTAATTGCACCAAGCCTCAAGCAGTCTGACGGTAAAGGATAGGCTGAGGTGTATCCTATTGGGTCAGCCTGTTCAGCCGCTAACTCAGCTCTAGCTGTACATGACCTCCACGTGTCCAGAGATAGAATTGTCCTAGTAACCTCCGGCAAAGCAGACAAGCAGCGCCTGCCCCAAATAGTATTCTCATCAAGGGAGATTATAGGGTCTTCCCCCAGTCGCCTTAATGCTTTGTTGCATAGTGCTACTTGTGAACTCATAACTTAATTCCAATAGCGATATAGAATATTTGCGAACCAGTAAAGCTTCTTCTTAAATGTCATAGGCTGGTACTTTGGCATGATTAAAACCATGTCATCTTTTCCCAACTGCACAGATTCTTTAACGATTGATTTCTGGTCGTGAGAGATGGTAATTTTCAAACCTTCGATAGATTCTACTTTATCTTTTTTAGGTCGAGGCATGATTAAACTCCTAGAAGTGAAGGGGCCGAAGCCCCTTTTATTTATGCTGGTGTAATTGTGATCTCTACTACTTTACTCTCCTCTAAGCGAGTTGCGCCAAGAGTTAGCTTAGAGTAGACCTGAACTAGATAGTTCTTGTCAGGACGCTCATCAACGTTTGTGTAAACCATGCGGCCATCTTTATTCCACATGCCCAAGCACATACCAGAACGACGGTACACGTAACACTTATTCTCAATACCAGCGCCAGCAGCGGTTTGAACTAGCGATGAAGTAAGGAACTTGTTAGACATTACAATCCAAGTTGCACCCAAGAAACCTTGCAGCTTCTCTGCGTACATGTTACCACCCACAAACACTTGAGAGGTATTGTAGTCAGAACTGGTAAATTCTGGATCGTCTTGTAGCGTACGTGCAAACTTAGCAGGAATAACCACAACAATACCTGAGCCATCGTCAGTATCGTTATCTTCTAACTTCTGAATTGCATCTTTAACAAGACCAAGCGAGAAGGTAGCGATAGTTGGAGAAACACCAATCTTCTGAGCTGCTGGTAGCGGAGTTGTCTGTAGGTTATCATACTTACCAGTTTGAGCGTCACCACCCAAAGCAGCAAGAACAAACGAATCCTTCAAACGACCAAGTGCCGCAGACTGACCCATTACCAATGGAGACATTGGATCGCTAATCATACGAAGCCAGTCTTCACGAGTTGTAGGTAGTGCGTTCTTTTTGTCTGAGGGGAAAACCCAGCGCGAGTCCTTGTTGATAGTATCAAACGCAGTGTCGCCCGTTGGGTCGGATAGGTCAGCGAATTCAGTTTCACCATACTGCTTGATTGCCTCTGCCTTTTCACCGTAGAAACCACGGACGTCAACAGCGCCTTCAAGTTTTGATTGTTTCTGTTGGCTAAGTAGTTCGACGTTGGAACTAAACTCAACAACATGATGCTCTAAAGCTGTAAAAGCCATAATGAATACCTCTAATTAATTACGTTAAGTTTGTTGCTTCTAGTTTGCCTTGTCTCAATAGAGGGGCTGAAATTAACGCATTTCATTAGAGGGCTGTGATGCCCCATCTCTGGGGCTGTTCTGATTCCAGTCAGACTCAAGGTGCTTGTCTCTGTGCGTTAAGTTAATTTTACATCAATTGATTAGCTATTGCCAACCAGTGCTTTTCGTAGTGGCTCAATCTCCGCTCGTGCGGCTAATCGTGTTTTCTGGTCTTGTGAGAAATAACGACCCTTAAACTCTTCATTAGCCATCTTAGCATCAATCTTGCCTTGAGCTTCTTCACGAGTCATAACGCCCATTGAGGCGCGTGAAGCATCTGGAGACATGCCAACCATTTGACCCTCAGCCATTAATGAACCAATGTTAGCGAGAGCCTTTGTGAATTCAGCGGCGTGACCTGAGGCAACTACAGCTTTCTGCATATCCTCAGTGATGCCGAAGTGATTCGCAGCTCGTGCAGCAAAGTTCGCCTTAGTATCAAAGTCCTTGCCCCATTCGTTATTCTTTAGGTTTTCAAAGTCTTGATAGTTTTTCTGGTTAATAGCTTCGGTCTGAGCTGTTGCAATGTTTACGATTTCCTCGTTAAGTGCAGGAATCATATCACTTACCTGTTGATTGCTAAGGCCAAGCTTGTGTGCAACGCTCTTAAAGTGATCTACCAATTCAGGACTATCACCCTCTTGAGTCTCATATGAATACTTGTCGGCAGATTCAGGGCGACCTAATGCATTATAGACATTTGAGCGTGCATCATCTTCCATATCGGTTGAGATTCGATAAAGCTGCTCAGCGTTTCCGCCGGATAGCTTCTCTAGGTTGCGGTAAGATTGGAGCATATCAGCTTCATTGCGCCATCCTTTATTCTGAACATAGCCTTGTGAATCTTCATCAAGGTTTGACCAAGTGTTATCTTGAACAGGCGCTTGTTGCTGTGGCGCTTGTCCTTCTTCTACAGCTGGAGCGGCGCCTTGTGGTGCATTGTACCCACCTAGTAAAACGTTATCGCTTGCTGTTGTTTCAGGGGCGTTATCTTCCATCTTTATTTCCTCGTAGGTTGTAACGTACAGCTAAACAAACAGTTGTTAGCTGAGTTTGTGGAGTCTTTGTAACTGACTCCATGAATTCTTGTTCGGTCTTGTAATACTCGCGCTTCTTACGTTTCTTCATAGTTAATACCTTGCGCTTGTGCTTGAGCGTCATTCTGAGCTTTAATCTGTGCCTCTGCGTCAATGTCAATATGACGAAGGATGTGCAATGCCATTTGCTGACGACCTCGCAACTCTAATAACTGCTCTGGAGTGTAAGAAGTATCAGGTTCATATTGACCAAGTTTAGCAAATCCAACAATGTCACGAATAATAAGCTTATGATCATCATCTTTGAGCATGCGCTTATATGCACCATTCAGGCGCATTGCGTAGCCTCTCCAGTCTAGCTTTTCAATCCATCTCATTATTAGCCCTTAATTGCTGCAATTACACGTCTGTACCAAGGCTTTTTCCACCAATAATCAATGTAAGAATTAAGCAAGTCAAGCTCTCGACCTTTGTCGTCAGCGCGTTTTGTTGCTCTCATTGTCATTTCCGCTTGCTCTGCGATTCTTTGCTCATACTTGATCATTAAGAGTCTTTCTAAGTCTTTGGGAATGGCAATGTATTCCTCTTTTACTTCGTGCTCAAAAGGGCTTGGATTTAGGTGGTTAGGCAGCACTTTGCTGCAAAACCTTTGAACCTCAATCCTCTCATGATTGACTTTTAGCTCAGATATTGACTCGTTTAACTTCTCAACGCGAGGATAGCTATCTGACGTATTAAAGAGCTGCATATCTATATGACGGTCAACTTCTGGTATAGATTGATGCTCAACCTTTAACGTGTAAACTCTTACTGTCTTCATAATTCACCAATAAAAAACCCCACTACTCGCAGTGACAGTCCAGATAGATGGATGCGAGACAATGGGGTTATGTATAAGTTCTATCTGTTAGCATCTGTCACAATGCTATATCAGTATACACAATTAACACAAACCTAACCAGCCGGAGTGATTCTAACCGCAAATATTATTAAATCCGTTAAGGTTAAGTCACCAGCTGTGTTAGATGACAACTGTAGTGATAGTTTTTCGTTTGGACCTATAGCCCCAAAAACAACGGTAGAGAAGCCAATTGCTGGCGATGAACCACCAAAAGAGACGCCAACAGGGTAGAACTTAATCCCTCCAGTAAAGTCCTGACCAGCATCACTAGATATCTTAACCCCTATGTACGTACCCAAAAACGCAGGGTCGCCAGCAACAATCGTCCCACTAAAGTCAAGCCGATAGTCATGCGTTGTTGTATCGCTATGCTCGATAGTTGCAAGCCCATTAGCTCCCGATACAAAGTCATTATCATACCCAAGAACTGGAGCTGCCAAGTTGGTAGTTAATGCCGCCGTTACAAAAGCATCTGGATCCGACGTTACTGTTGTCGTTGCAGTGGCTTCATTTGAAACCAATATATTGGAAGGCGCGCCGGTAAACTCACTTCCCCCTCCATTAAGAATCTTTACTCTTAGATAGTTTTTTATTCCAGCGGGAATT